CACGCTAAAGAAGCAGAGAAAATCCGACTAAATAAATTAAAGAATGAAACTAGAAGTAATAAGGTTCAACAAAGGAAAAGACTCGACTAACGGAATACTATTTGATATAACAGATGATAAAAGAAAGTTTTTATGCTATACTCTTGAAGATGAGAGCCGCACCGAAAAGGTTGCTGGAGAGACTTGTATACCTGAAGGAGAGTACCGCCTCGGTTTTAGGAGAGTGGGTGGCTTCGATGCCAAATACGCTAAAAGGTTCTCTGATATACATATGGGAATGCTTGAAATCCTTGATGTCCCTAATTTTACGTATGTACTTATTCATTGTGGTAATACAGATGAGGATACTGCGGGGTGTTTGCTTGTGGGTGATACGCAAAGCAACAATAACGTTACAGAAGATGGGTTTATCGGGAGCTCCACAAAAGCCTACAAACGTATCTACGAAACCATCGCAAAAGCGGTCCAATGGGAAGAAGAAGTGACTATAACGTATAGAGACTTCGCAAATTGTTTAATCCTCTCACAAACCGATGTGAGTGAATTTTTTGGACAATGTTAGGGCTGGCAAACACAATATCGTCAAGCTCTACACCAGAGTCTAAGTATAGCTTAAGTCTTGATGGGACAGATGATTTTATAGACTGTGGTTTAATAGATTTTGACACAGATAATTTCTCTGTATCGTGTTGGGTGAAAACTAGCAACTGGGATAACTATGAGTGTATTTGGTCTAATAGAAATTCAGCGGGTACTGAGATTGGTTTTCAATTAAGAACTAACGGTACTGCTAACGAATTAACGCTTTTTTTTGATTATGGTGGAAGCACTATTGAGTCTACAGTTGATAATGTACCTGCTGATACTTGGTTTCATATAGTATGTACGGTTAACAGAAGCGGTAATCAAGTTGTGTATTTAAATAATGATGCTGAGGTTACTACGACTGATATATCTGCACAGTCGGGCGTGAGTGCTACAAACGCTTTAAACTTTTTTATAGGTAAAAATGAAACCAACAAATACCATCAAGGAAAAATAACCGATGTCGCTGTGTGGAATACAGCTTTAGACGCAAACAATGTAGCAGCCATATATAACAGCGGTAGACCGACTAACTTAAATATCAATAGCGGCAATTATATTAAAGCAGCTTCTTTACAGGCATATTATAGGATGGGGAATGGAACGTTTGATGATAAAGCAAACGGAGTTATTCACGATCAGAATACATCTAATAGAATTTATAATGGAGATTTTGAAGTAACCAGCGGTGCAGAGGTGTCTGGTTCAGACATATTAGACTGGGTGGAGGGTGCTGATCCTGACGAATGGGTTATAAGTGGGGGTGCTGCTAGTATTGATGGAGAGCAAAGTGGCGCCGTTAGCCTATGGCAAAATGTCTACACACTAAATAAGACATATAAAACTAAACTCGATGTTGTTAGAACTGCAGGAACTTTAACAGTTAAGACAGGTACTTTAGGCAATAGTTTAACAATTACATCAAGCGGAACATATGAATTTAGCGGAGTTGCCGATAATAATATTAAGATTGATATTATAGCTGATGCGGCGTTTACGGGGTCAGTTGACAACATAGATGTAAGAGAGGTGGGTGGTGGACATGGGTTTGGTGCGGAGTTGGTTACAAATGGAACGTTCACTGGAATCACGCAAAGTGAAAGCACAACAGGTAGCGAATGGACAACAGGAGTAGGGTGGACAATATCAGGTGATATTGCTCGGTCTGACGGAACGCAAACCGATGTATCGCACCTAAAACAACTTGGTATTGTACCTATAAATAAATGTTATGAAGTCGTTTTTGATATTGTGGTAGAAGCTGGAAGCATGGTTGTAGCTGTCGGTGGTTCGAATGCACAACCAACAATTACATCCACTAATACTTACACATATTATACACGAGCAACAGGAGGAGATTCTCATTTTTATTTTTCTGCGGCGGCTAATTTTGTTGGATCAATAGACAACGTTACAGTTAAAGAACTAAACGGTAACCCAGGTTTAACTTCTGGTGACATTCCATTTACCTCTGACGTCCCTTAATAAAACAATCATGGATACTACATACGTAATACTAAATACAACAGAGATCACGGATGAAGATTCTGTGATAGATTTTTCCCAGCTAGCTAACCGTAATGCTGATATGTTGCGCTACAGTACAGACGGGAGCAAAGCTTTAGTTAAGTACAGAGGAAATCAACCATCGTTTTTAGACGGGAAGACAACGTATACACATGCAGAGATAATGGTTGTGTTAAGAGATGCTGACGGGGATTGGTACACTGAACCTGATTAACCTTCTAGTTCTCGGTACACTCTTTGTACAAGAAGTCTAGCTTTTTGAGTAAGCGCATATCGAACCCTATAGTTAAACTTAGTCTCATCTCTAAAAAGGTGAGCTTCATATGTATTTGATGGGGTTAGTTTATCAAAGTGTTTATATATATACCCTTTATTAGCTAGTGGATATATAAAGCGGTTCTTAGTATTGTTTTTATTCATCTCTAGATCCTTAGAGGCAAAATCTATAGTAAAAAACTGCAAATCATAACCCCATAACAGAAACTCCACCTCGGAAAATGACAGCTCGGTATTTTTGTTTATATTACGTTTGACTTGTTTTAGTCTCTTAAGATAGTTTCTTAGAATATATTTCTTATCTTGCAGAGCAAAATCTCTAAAGAGTCTTGTTTTGGGAATCTTACTTTTAGGCATTTAAATGAATTTATTACGTAAAGATATGGAAGAACAGGCTTTTTTCTTAGAAATACAACGTTTATCTGATGAAATGGAAGAAGTTATAAAAAAACACGGGATGGAGGATAGGGTGGCTTCAATAATGGTAACGGGATTGATAGACTCTGACATCTTTGGGAACTCAAGGATGCAGGCTATGTATAGCTACAGTTTAGACTCAAGAGAAGAATTAGATAGTATATTAGAATTTATTAACAGCACCTGGGAAACCCCTAATAAAAATAAAAAAGGCTATGATGATATAGACGATTTATTAGACGGAACAGGAATAGACTTAGAATAAAATGGAAGGACTTATTAGAAAAATTGTGGTCGGGAGAGACCCTAAAGACGCTATGGCATATTATGTAGGTATGCGTGCGGGAGCTGGGAAGGTCAGCACTATAGTACAAGATGAATCTTATTTACATAAATTTGGGAAGACAAGATACCTTGTATATATGGAGGATGATGAGAGCTTACAAACGTTATGGAAAGCTATAGATGGAATGCCCTGTATGTTAGAATTTGATTGCAACTTTTAATTATGAGTGAAAGTAAAGGATTAGGCGATTCTGTAGAGAGATTAGCTATGAGGCTAAAAATTAAACAACTACTTGAGGCCCGCAAAAAAAGAACAGGGAAAGATTGCGGGTGTTCTAAACGTAGAGATAAATTAAATAAAATATTCCCATATAAAAACTCTAAAAATGAAGACGTTTAATCTATTCGTTGTCAAATTAGAAAGCAGGCTTAAGGATACAATTACCACGGAGAGTGGATTTGAATTGTATGTCGATGCAAAGTTTAACGATTTTAACAACAGAACAACAGAAGGGCCAGTGGTATGCGTCCCTTTTAAATATGATACAGGTGTAGAGGAGGGGGACACCTTGTACTTTCACCACTTAGTTGTGTTAGGAGGAGATAATAACGGGCAGATATTTACAGAAGAGGACAATACTTATATAGTAAACTATGACCCCAACCACGCTATATCCAATCAAGCTATAGCATATAAAAGCCAGAAGGATAATAAGATAAGATGTCTAACTGGGTGGTGCTTGCTAAAATCTACAGAGCAGGAGGAACTAGGTCTTAAGTCAGATGTTATAGAGATAGTAGAGCTAGAAGAAAAACTACCCACTAAAGGTGAGGTGGTATATACATGTAAAGAAGCCGATGAGATAGGTGTTGTACCTGGAGATATAGTAGGCTTTAAGCAAAACAGAGATTATCGTATAACCATAGATGGGGAGGAATATTACCGCACCCGCGCAGAAGATTTACTATATGTCGAAAACTAAATTTACCACAATAAGCGCAGCTACAAGACTTATGAGAAGTATGGAGGTAGCTATAGACAATATGATTGATGAGGTTAAAAAACCCGTAGATCCAGAGATAAACGGCAGTGCACGTAAAGCCGAACTACAATCTATAAAGCAAACGGCCACAGACTGTAAGGAACTGCTTATTGAGAGACAGCGCCTGGAACAGATGATTAAAGATTTAAAAGAAAGCGGGGAAATAGAGCAATCCAAAGACTACTCAGGTGGGTTTGCAGAACAGTTTTCAAAATGATACGTTGTCACACCTGTCAAAGAATTAAAGAGAAAGAGGAATTTTATTTACAGAGCGACGGTGTGAATACGTTTAAATCATGTATACCATGTGTATCAAAAAACGTAGCAAAACAAAAGAAAAAGATATATAAATGGGTGGATGATTACAAAGCCGCTGCTGGGTGTGAACACTGTGGGATACAAGATAACCGTTGTCTCCAACTGCACCACAGGGATGCTGAAACAAAAAAGCGCAGTGTAGCTCAACTTATAGGGAAGGGGTATATCTTTAAAACCGTTAAGGCTGAAATAGAAAAGTGTGAAGTGTTATGTGCAAATTGTCACTCTATACATCATCACGAAGAAAGAAGATCTGGGAGCTGGGGTGCGGGAAAATATATTGGACAGGAACAGGTGGAAGAAGAGTGCACACCTATAGTTGAACAGTTAGAACTTTTCCTTAACTTTGTAGATGAATGAAACTTAAGAGAAACTACAAGAAGGAATACAGTAAATTCCAATCTTCGAGAAAGCAGAAGAAAACCCGTGCTCTTAGGAATAGGAATAGAAGACGATTAACAAAATTAGGGTTGGTAAAGAAAGGGGATGGGAATGATATACATCACAAAGGCGGTAGGGTGATAGTGATGAAAGCTTCTAAGAATAGAGGGATAGCAGAAAGATCAAGATTAAAAGGTTCTAAACGTAAAAAAATTAAATAAAATGGCAAAGTATATATGTAATTGCTTAGATCACAAAAAAGATGTTACTAAAGTAACAGCTAAGATAGTAGACGGAAAGGTTGTTAGCGACGTTAAATGTCCTTGCGGGCAATATATGGATCTAGCTGAACCTAAAACAGGTTTCCCTTCTCTAGGGAGAATGAACAAGAGTGGTAGTAGTTACTAATGTCCGTATTACTTAATCTAAAGGATTATGATGACCCTGCTATCAAAATTTGTCCCAACGGTACGGAAGGTGAAATTATCGAGCTCGGTGATTTACTCATTTGTCTTCCGAAAAGGCCGCCTAAGAAAGAAATTTTCGGATATAAAAAATCAAAGTCTGTGCAAGTGTGGGAGAGGACACCTATGCCGCAGGAATTGTCTCGTATTCGTTCTATGGATGAGTGGGCGGAGATGCCGAGAGAGTTCCGAGAAAGGTTTCGTCCATATGTCGAAGAAGAGTTTCGGCGCAGGCGTGAGGGCTTTTGGTTTTATAACAACGGTGAACCTATATATATTACGGGGAGGCATTACATGATGCTTCAGTGGACCAAGATGGATGTTGGTTACCCTTACTTTTTAAATTTTCAACGTGAGATATTTTTGCATATGGCTGCTTGCGAGATTGATTCTCGTTGTATTGGTCAGCTTTATACTAAGTGCCGTCGTTCTGGGTACACCAATATTTGTTCTGCTGTACTTGTCGATGAAGCTACACAGGTTAAAGATAAGCTTATGGGGATACAGTCGAAGACTGGAAAGGACGCACAAGAGAACATCTTTATGAAGAAGGTGGTTTACATGTTTAGAAACTACCCTTTCTTCTTTAAACCTATACAAGATGGTACAACTAATCCACGTATGGAATTAGCTTTTAGGGAGCCATCGAAAAGAATAACTAAAAAGAATAAAACCTCACAAACGGGTGAAGCTCTTAACACAGTTATTAATTGGAAAAATACAACTAACAACGCATACGATGGTGAGAAGCTACACCTATTGTATCTAGACGAAGCAGGAAAATGGGAAAGACCTACAGACATAAAAGACGCTTGGAGGATTCAGAGGACTTGTTTGATCGTAGGAAGAAGAATCGTGGGGAAGGCAATGGTAGGAAGCACGGTAAATCCAATGGACAAAGGCGGAAAACAATACAAAGATCTATGGAAGGATTCAAGCCCCCTACAGAGGAACGCGAATGGTAGAACGGTAAGTGGATTATATAGATTATTTATACCTGCTCAAGAATCTCTAGAAGGGTTTTTTGATATCTATGGTAACCCAGTTACAGATACCCCAGAAAAAACAATAGAAGGTATAGATGGGGAGAGCATAAATATAGGGGCAAAGAGATATCTTAAGAATGAAAGGGAATCTTTAAAGCATGATCCATCTGAGCTTAATGAGGTTACGAGGCAGTTTCCCTTTACTGAGGATGAAGCCTTTAGGGATAGTATCGAGGGTAGCCTATTTAACATAGGTAAGATATATCAGCAGATAGAATATAACGATGAGCTTTTTCCAAACCCTGTAGTAAAAGGAAACTTTATATGGAAAGAGAAGGATAAAGAAGTTGTTTTTAGTGCCGATGTAAATGGTAGGTTTAAAGTTAGCTGGTTACCGCCTGACGAGCAGCGTAATGTAATGAAGGTGGATAGGGGTAAGAAAATAGCACCTTTTGCAGATAGAGGTTGTGGGGGTGTTGACTCTTATGATCTCGATGCTACACTGGATGGGAGAGGTTCTAAGGGTGCTTTACACCTATACAATAAATTTCATATAGAAAACCCATCAAATATGTTTGTTGTGGAGTATTGTTCTAGGCCAGATTTAGCTAAAATATTCTATGAAGATATATTAATGTCGGCTTTTTTCTACGGGTATCCACTCTTAGTGGAGAACAATAAGTATGGTATAGTAAGATACTTTGAATCAAGGGGTTACGATGGTTACCTAATGGACCGCCCAGAACACCTTAAAGGGGCTTCGGCCACCGTCAATGTAAAGACGAAGGGTATACCTTCTAACTCTCAAGACGTCATACAGGCACATGCACATGCAATAGAAGCATATGTACATGATCACGTGGGGGTTAACTACGACTCTGGAGACATGGGGAAGATGTATTTTAACGATACAATGGAGGATTGGATAGGATTTAAAATAGACAAAAGAACAAAATTTGACTTAACTATTAGTTCGGGATTAGCGTTACTTGCAGCGCAAAAATCTAAACCTAAAGAGCGCACGAATTTCACTGAGCATAAATTCTTTAGGAGATATGAAGTAATCGGTTGATTCACTATATTTGCATAATATGTATGGACACGACGACGTAAATAAAAAAAACGGGTTTCCAGACCCTATGGCTGACCAGTTAACTAAAGAGTCCGAAGCATACGGTCTTCAGTATGCTAAAGCTGTGCATTCCCAGTGGGGGAAGATGAATGAGGCTTCTTCGCTGTTTGGGAAAAGGAATAAAATATTTGAGAGAAATAGGGATTATGCTAACGGTACTCAAGATACAAGCATCTATAAACAACTCCTTAATTCTCTCTCCCCAAACAAAGGGGACGGCAGTCTTTTGAATTTAGACTACACACCTGTACCTATTCTCCCAAAATTTGTTAAGGTGGTGGTGAATAAAATACTCTCTAGAGATCCATACCCTAACCTGGAGTCTGTTGATCCTTTATCCTCGTCTGAGAAGAATAAAAAGAAAGACAAAATAAAGATGCAAGTCGAGGCAAAGGAACTGCTTCGTAGCCTAAAGGAAAAAACAGGGGTTGTCTTAGATATGGACCCCGAAAGTATACCAGATACCCTGGAAGAAGCTGAGATTTTTATGGATACAAACATAAAGACGGATGCGGAGATAGCGGCGCAGATAGGTACTAACATGACATTATCTTGGAGTAATTTTTCTGATACAACATATAGAAGGGCTGTTAATGACTTAGTAGCGCTGGGTATGTCTGTGGTTAAAAGAAAGAATGACCCAAACAAAGGTATAGCACTTGAATACGTAGATCCTATATCTTTTGTCCATAGTCATACAGAAGACCCTAATTTTGAAGACTTAGTATACGCGGGTGATGTTAAGCGTATGCCTATACAAGAATTAAAAAGAATAGCTGGGGATAAACTTACCGAAGATCAATTTAAAGAGATAGCTAAACAATCTAAAAATAAACAGGGTAACGACTCAGGAAAGCTTTCTCAGGTTCATTACGATGAGAGGTTGCAGAGAACTATGTATGGGTATGACGAATATATGGTTGATGTGTTGGATTTTGAGTTTATCTCTGTTGATTGTATGCATTTTGAAGAAAAAGAAAGCAGACACGGAAACACAGGATTTTATTACAAAGGGTTTGAATATAAAGAAAAGCCAGGTAGTGTGTTTGAGCGTACTCCGCATAAGATGGAGATGGCTATAGTATACGGTGGTAGCTACGTTCTTGGTACGGATTATATGTTTGGGTATGGTAGAAAGAAAAATGTACCTAAGAATATACATGATATATCTAAAGCAAGACTATCTTATTCTGTAGCTGCAACAAACATTAGGCGTATGATGCCTAAATCTATGGTGGAGAGTTGTACAGGTTTTGCCGATATGCTACAGCTTACGCATCTAAAGATCCAGCAAGCTATTGCTAAGGCTAAGCCAGATGGGTTGATTATAGATATTGAGGGGTTAGAAAATGTACAGCTAGGTAAAGGTGGGGAGTTACAACCGTTAGAATTGCATGACATATATGAGCAGACGGGTGTCTTCTACTATAGGAGTAAGAATCCAGAAGGCGGTTTCCAAAATCCACCAGTACGTGAGATAGGGAACGCTATACGCAATATAAATGAACTTATTGGTTTGTACAATCACTACATGCAGCTTATCCGAGATACTACGGGAATAAATGAAGCTATGGACGCTTCTTCACCTAAAGGTGATGCATTAGTAGGGGTTCAGCAGCAAGCTATTGCAGCGGGAAATAACGCTATATACGATATTACAAATGCATCTATGATGCTCTTTAAGAGGGTGTGCCAGGATGTAGTTAAATGTTTACAGATACTACCCGTAGAGTCTGTACTTCATAAGATATATACTAATGCTATCGGGGAGGAGAATATGAAAGTTCTTTCTTCTTTCAAAGATTTATCTATGTATAACTTTGGGGTTCAAGTAGTTAAAGAGATGGAGGATGAAGATAGGCAATATCTTGAGCAGAACATCCAGATGGCAATACAGCAGCAGCAGATAGATCTTGAGGATGCTATGGCTGTTAGAGCTCTTAAGGATGTTAACCAGGCTGAAAGATTGCTTGTTATACGTAGAAAGAAGAGGATGACTGAGCAGCAGCAGATGGCTCAGCAAAACTCTGAACAACAGGCTCAGCAGGCAGCTCAGGCA